TGTATTGTATCAAGCTTTTTAAGGCCTGTACACCAATTTTCTGCCGCATCTTTTACATAATGCAAAGATTTATTTGGAAACTCTTCAGTAATATAAATCTTTTGGCCTTCTTCGTTGAAATACTTAATATAAAAATATTCCTCTTTGAGATCCACGTGGATTTCACACCATCCACCATGGATCTCGCTATTATATTTTTTAATTAGTTTACCCATTCGTAAAATTTTCCATTGCAGGATAGATGCGAGCAATCGCTTTACCTATTTCGACGGCCAATTCCATATGTTCTTTTTGTGTCCCATTTGCAGAACGTAGCTCGACATAATGAATCCAACTACGAATGGTACCATTAACATAGAGCCGAGAAACCGTGTTTCCTTCTGGCAAGACTGCTCGTGCTTGTTCTTTTGCGATTCCATTTTCAATTGCCCAATTATATGCCTTTTTAGATTGCTCAATAACTTTTAGCTGTTCTTCTTCCCAGCGTTCTTTAATATACGAATCATCTGTTTCTACACTATTCTGACGATTCTTTGTATCTTGGAGGCGAGCTTCTCGAACTACAAAATCGCCATCAAGATCGCGGATGTCAGCATACCTTTGAGAAAACTCTTGGAAACTAAAGGATCTGTGGCGCAAGAGTTGTCTTGCGATATCTCTTGTTGTTTCGATTTCGAGGCAGGCGCTTGCCATTTCGAATGGTGACCAGTGCTTGTGCTTAATGAGATAGTCGAGTAACTTTGCAGTTGTTTTGGTGTTAGCCTGGTTTGATGGGTTGGAGACACGGGCGCAATACGCGATGAGATCTTGGATGTTGTCGAGACCCATGATTCCTGGTTCACCGCTGTGAATATGGGGGAATGGTTGTGAATATGAGATGAGACGTGCATGCATTAAACTTTACCTTGTCCTCGATACTTTTTGTGTGAACGTTTTTTGTGTTTGTTCATTGATGATGTTTTGACATTACGACGACCAATAGACGTCTTTTTTGCGTTAGTAAAACCTTTAGCCATAATTACTCCAATTTAAAATCTTCAAATCTTTTGTTTACTTCTGATTTATCAAATGTAGGTGTATCATCTACTAGCCCACCCTGAGGATTGTCTGCGTCTGATAATCTCATCTTTGATCTATCAATATTCACAACGAATCTTTTATTAACATTCGGATCGTTGTATCTATTCTTTAGCTGCTTAACTAGTATTTGACCAGTAGCTGCTAGCTCTTCATTCGAAATCAATGCGACCATTAAGTCTGCTGTGGCCGGTAGACCAAATGACTCCGAAGTATCTTCAAGGCCTGGATCAGAGCTTGAATATCCTGTACGAGTTGTTTGTGTAGCAGATACAATCGGCACATCAAACTCTACTGCCAAACCACGAATCTCTTCGGCAATAGCTTTGATATATGTGTAACTATTAATTGAACCACCCATACCTTTCATACGTGCAGATGCACAGATATTTAGGTAATCAATAAAGATAATATCAGGTGTAAAGTTTTTCTTTAACTTAAGTTCATTCAATAGTGCACGGAAATGGTTAGCATGTGCTTGACCAGTTGGATACTCTTTAATGATCAGCTTTCCATTAGTACGACTTGCGATTGTCGATACTTTATCCATAAGCATATCTTTAGAGAGATTCTCCAACTGATCAATCGGAACATCTAGTAAGTTTGCATCGATTCTTTCTGCGATGCGTTCCTCACTCATTTCCATAGTTATGTATAAGACATTCCGGCCTTGAGTTAGAGCCGCTGCACCGATATGACACATAAACAAAGACTTACCGACACCAGTGCCAGCAAGAGCTACGTTTAATGTTTTATTTGGTAGACCACCTTTTGTAATTTTATTGAGATATTCAATATCAAAAGGAATACGCTCCTCTTGCTCATGATAGAAATCATAACGATTTGATACATCAGCCAAATAATCGTGACCAATATTAGTATCAAATGAAACTGCTAAAGCTTTAGTCAGAATATCAGGTAGAGCATTCTTAGTTAGACTCTGATGTTTGCCATCAATAATAGTGATGGATTCCATAATTGCATTATATACGGCTCTGTCTTGACACCACTTTTCTGTGGTATCCATAAGCCACTTCTCATCTACCTCTTCATAAGTGAATACATTCGGAATGATTTCAACTGCATGCTGATATTGTTCATCATTAAACTTATCAGATTGATCGATTTCGATCTTAAATGATTCCATTGATGGAAGTCTATTGTACTTCGCAACATACTTAGCTACTTCTTTAAATAGCTGACGATAGACTCCATCAAAGTATTCAGGCTTAATAAAGGGTAACACCTTGCGCATGAACTTCTCATTGGTCAGAACATTACGCAAGACTGTTTGTTCAATATTAATATTCAAAGCTTGCCTTCTTCTCGCATTGCTGCACGAATCTTAGTAGCAGAAATATCATGAATCTCTGCACCAAGATCATGCTGGGTGAAAGTATAACCTACACCTCGACCATAACTAATGTCTACGATGTTTGGTACCTCCATTGTAATATACTCTTCCATATAAGTAAACCCCTCTTTTGCAAGGGCTGCTTCAATATTATCTTGAACCTGGATAATACCAAATGGATTGTCGTCTTGTTTAGCAGTACGACCACCGCCTGCATCTTCACCGATAATCCCACCAACATCACGAATCATAATACAAACTTGTCCTGTCTCGGCCAAAGCTTTCTTAAACAAAGCAGTATGACCATCATGCCATGGCTGCCAACGACCTAACATTTGTGCTGTTGGTTTTTTAAAATCAAACATCGTACTTATCTTTCATTGCTTTAGCAAGTTGCTCTATTTCTTGATCTGACATAAATTTATTAATTTCAAAATCTACATCATTTGGTTCTTCAAACATTTTGTTTGTATCCATGAATCTACCAGCAATAATAGTATTCATCCAAATTGTAATATCAGCATCGAAAATAAAGCGAGTCATTTCAGTAGGACATACAAAGTCACAAATCACATTACGACCACAGCCTTTTTCATAGTCAGCAATATTCATCATACGACGTGCCTGACGAATTCTAGCATCTTCACTAAACTCCCAGTCATTTGCCATCTCACGAACTTTGTCTGCATTATACCAAGCACAATCTAAATGCTTTTGCAATCGTTCTGATAAATGAGTTTTACCTGAGCCTGGCAGACCCATAATTAGAATTTTCATCCTTGCATATTCCCTACAGCTGATTCGAGTACAGAAACTAATACGGCCTTCACAGTTTCCTGCAAGTCTAGATCTGACTCTTCTAATTCTTCGATTGGTGAATATTCTAAGTCGTAAGTGAAGTGGAGTTCTTCACCTACGACTTTTAGTTTACCAAAGCTAAATACTGTTTCGATATAATCACCGGTTAGAATACGTACATTCCAAATGTCGTCTTCACCAGGAATGAGTTCATAATCAGTATTTTCAATCATTATTCACCTTCTACAATCTCATCCATATCGACTTCTGCGCGATAGCCAATAGAATATTGCTTTTTAATAAACTCTGCAAAATCAGTTTGATTAAAGATTGGATCCCAGAAATGCTTTTGCATTGTCTCTGTTAGTCGAACTTTACCTAGTACTTCACCAGTCTCTTGATTCACATGAGCATACCAACCAGCAGCAGGCTTAGTGCAATAGCCACCAGCAAGTGCTACGTCTAACAAACCAGAATATTGTTGTACGCCGCCTTCCCATGATACAGCAATAGGAATCTTAGACTTCTCTTTGACATAACGTGATTTTTCTACATTGATCACAAAGTTATAACCAATAATCTCTGTGCCTTTTTTCTCTTGCTGACGACCAATAATCCAAATATTATCTGCAGAGTAATAGATGCCCGTACCACCTGATACAACATCTTTAGGGAATAGACCAATCTCTTTGTAAGTATGATTGATAGCCAATAGAGGAATATCTTTCATAGTCAAATAAGGTGTTGTCATACGGAACAAACCTTTAAGTGCTTTAGCACGAGACATATCTGCTACTGATTTCTCATTCAATGCATCTTCTAATTCTTTCTTCGATGCCAAATTACCAATAGAGTCAATCACTACGATGACATGGTCACCACGATCTAGCTCTTCAAGTTGGCTTACTAGATCAAACTTTAGTTCTTCAACATTCTGAATTGGTGTGTGTAGAACACGAGTCGTATCAATATCAAATTGTTGGAAGTAAGCCTGAGGTGAACCAAACTCTGAATCATAGAACAGCATAACGGCATCTTCGTACTTACGCATATACGATGCTGCCATTAGAAGTGCAAATGAAGTTTTAAAATGTTTGGATGGACCTGCTAAGACTGTAAGTCCAGGTGTAAGTCCGCCATCCACGGAACCTGATAGTGCTACGTTAATCATAGGCACATCAGTAGGAACCATATCCTTTTCGGTGAAGAACTTAGACTCAGCGAGCACTTCAGTACTTTGAATCTTTGAGTTCTTTTTGAGTTTATTCATAATGGACATTTTGTTCTTTCTCTCTTTCATCTAAGTCATATTGAGAACGATACTCATTGTTTATTCTAATACATTTTTCAATTAATGTAAACCCTTTATCGTAATTCACTAAGGCAGATGTATCTTTTGGAAAGCATGCACCGCCATATCCTTGCTTACTATCAAATCCTGGCACTTTCGTATGGCTATGACCGATGCGCGGATCTGATCCGACTGCCTGAATTACTTTATTAAAATTCATATCTGCTCGTTGACAAGCATCGTAGATCTGGTTGAAGAATGTAACTTTCGTAGCTAAGAACGAATTGATAGCATACTTAATCATACTCGCTTCTTCACGTGATACCTTAAATACCGGGCATGGACTACATAAGCTATAGTTCTCATATAGTTTTTCTACAAACGACACGTAAAACTCAGTACCGCCTATGATATGATAATCAGGATTTACGATATCATTCTTAGCCGACTGCTCTACTAAAAACTCTGGATTATAAACTACTGTGTCCGGCAAATTCTTAAAGAAATCAGGCGTCACAGTAGATTTAATAATCGTAACAACATTTGCTACGCCAATAGTAGGAGTAAACTCTTCACCTTTGATTTGGTTTAGCACCTCATGTAATATAGAAGTATCGACGCCATCTTTTCCCATAGGTGTTGGCACGCACACAAATGCCACAGAATAATTAGACATATCGACATCATCTAAACTATTACCGTACTTTGGATCAATAATAGTTTTTTCAATATCAGGATGTTGAAATGCATAATCTACTGCTTGACCGACAAATCCATGACCAATAATTAATATTTTCATTCAAGACCTCCTACTTGTTTTTTCAATTCTATACCATAAATGCGATCTCGTAAATCAGTAGATGAGAATCTATGGTCTCTTTTATTAAAATAAATCTCAATGCCACGTGCAGCACATGTAGCTCTACCAGTAAATCGGCCTTCTTTATATTCGTTACCGATAATACGTACATCAATATCAAACATCTTAAGAATGTCTTCTACATCAGTTTCAGTTTGATAAGGAATAATCTCATCTACATACTTTACGCCTTGTAGCTGAGTCCATCGTTCTACTAATGTTTGTACTGGTTTATTTTTCTCTGGTCTATCAATTGATGGATCCACTTGTAATCCACAAATCAGATAGTCACAAACAGATTTAGCTTCACGAAGCATAGCTATATGCCCAGCGTGAAGCAAGTCAAAGGTACTAAACGTAATACCTACAAGTTTTTTAGAAGATTCCAAGTTTG